AACCTCGAAAGTCTAATCCGACTTAACGTGCTTGTGTCCTTTCTCACTCTCGGTTTGGTCGGTGGCTTCGAAACTGTTCAAGTTGCTATCTCACTGATCCCTTACTTGGGTTGACATAGCATACAACTCTGAACCCATAGGAAGTTGTATTCACAACGTACGACTTCACCAGTGCTCAAGCGTTGGTTGTGTTTGCAGAAGTAAGTCTGATCGCAGGCTTCACATCTCACGCACATCAGTCCATTCCTCCGATGATGTCATTCAACCATTCCCATATTTCGGGATAAGTTATGTGTTCAACATTTGGGTTGTCATCGATTACGTTTCCAATTGCAGACAAAAGCAATTGAAGGTTCTGCATTGTGCCCGGTCTCATTTAGAAGCCTCCAAGGTCGGACAGTCGGCAGTCCAATGATTGCCGAAACAATTCTTGCACATGTAGTTCCTCGGTGGTGCAGGTTTCACTTTCGGTTCACTTTCACCCGGCTGATGTTTGCGCAGCTGCATTCGGACCCAGTGGGAGAAGTTTTCACCGTCTTTGACCAGTTGCTTGCGGATCGCATCGCTTACTTCGTCGAGGCTAATGGTACGGTTTGGCATTATTCATCATCCTCCATGTGTGGGTTAGGTTGCACTGCAATCATTTCAATGATCTCTCTAAACTGATCGGGATAATAATCCTCCATCATCCAAACAATTTCAAATAATTCATCGTAGGTTCGTCGGGTCTGAGCCATGATGATCCTAAGAACCCCTAGTATAAGTACGTACCTATCGGCGGAATGCCTATAGCCTATGGCTATACATAGGGGTGGTGTGGTGTGGGGGTCTATTAGACGGCGTGCCACCGGTAGAGAAGATTAAGTGCTGGATGTGGGGTACTTGCGTTGTCCGGGGGAACCGGTTTGGTACGTCATGCACAAAAACAACCCCCGGACACCTAAAAGAGATGATTAAGAATGGCTACAAAAAAGACCTCGATGTTTACGCTTACCGAACGAATTACAATCAGTGCAGCAGACACAGAAACGTTTGCAACAATTGATCTTGGCAGTTACGTCGATGTTGGTGATCGCCAAGCTTTGCAGATTCACAGTGTCGATTACATTGTTCAAGGAACAACTCCTTCCGAAGAGATGTTCAACGCCATTGCTGCCGATGCAGAAGTTTTGGCCCAACTCACTGACCTCAACCGTGGCGGTCTTGTTTTCGCTAACGACCGTGCTCTGGTATCAAGTGCACAACTTTGTTACGATAACGCTGGTGTTGTATCAAGTGCGTTCGATCTATACCCTGACAACTACGGCAAGGGCAGCGACGACGGACGTTACGTTGTCAACGACACACTTTATTGCACTGCTCGCTGCTCTGCCCTTGGCACTGCAAAAGCAGTCAACGTGACTATTCGAGTCAACGCTTCCATTGTCACCCTCGGTGCAAAGGACTTCATGGCTATCGCAATCCAATCGACAGCAGCAGACAACTGAGGTGTTTACCTTGGTAAAAGTTGAAGGAACCCTTGAAGAACTCAAGGCGCTGTTTGTTGAGAGTGCAAAACAAGAAGCACGATCTACAGCAAAGCGAGCAGGAAAGAAAGCAGTCAAGAAGGCAGTCAAGACTGTCAAGCGAGCACCGTCCGCGTATAACAAATACATGAAGAAGGAACTCGCCAAACTCAAGAAGGCTCATCCGCGTATGACTCATCAAGCACGCTTCAAGAAAGCGGCCAAGGGTTGGAAGAGTGCGTCGAAGAAGAAGGGGCGAAAGAAATGAGTCGTACAGTAATGTTTGAAACCATTCTACGTGGCTGCACAGCAACTTACACAGTTGCTCCCCCAAACAATGGATGGTACGTTGCCAACACTCCTTGGGATCGTGAAGGTGGCAATCACATATACACACAAGACTCCATTGACATTGGCGGTATGACTACGACTCAAGAAGAGACGTTCTTTCCTCAAGCAGCTACAATTCAGAACTCACCTTTCTACTCAGCACCCGGCGTTATCAATCCCGGCGAAGCACCATACGGTGCATTGTTTGAATGGGTGTTGATTAGTGAATCACCATTCGACGTTAGTAAGTGGATTGCGGACCAAGCATACGCTGTCGTTGGACAATCCTTTGACACGCAATTTACATGCCCCGGTATTGAACCACGTCGCACGTCGGTTCAGAACGAAACGATTGGGTTCGACAACATCCTTTACGGTCGAGTTCAAATGATCGCTAACAATTCTTCCTTGCCATCACAAGCAGGCGTCGTATATGCAACCGAAGAGTTTGGATCAATGACACCCACCGCATCAGACCGGTTGTACGTCACTAGGATCGTCAAGGTACAAACCTACGGCTTCGCTGCTCAAGCAGGTTTTACCATCCAACTTCCTCACATGCGTGTTATCATTGTTGGCAGTGGCAAGGAAGAAAACGATCTCTCCTACATCATGCGACTTCGACAGTCCTACAAACTTGCGCAGGATTTGAATTGAATGGAAGAACTTGAGTGGTGGAAGTTGTTGGGTCAACAGACTCGTCAAAATCCAATCACAACAGCCGAAGTTGTTCAAGCACCAACTCCCAAAGCACTGGACCCAAAGACAGACATTAACTTTGAAGCAATTGGCGCTATTGCCGGTGCTACTCTAGGGTTTACCACTTACGTGTGGACCTACCCCATCGTGTGGATCGATGGCCCTCTTCCAGTTGTGGACGCCCTATGGTTTGGCGGACTTGCATTTAACACAAGCAAGTGGGCAAACATAGGCAGAAGTTACGGGAAGAAACTCGACATGATCGAGGAAGTGTTACTATGACATCAGAAGAAAAACCAATTGAAGAAATGAAATCACCAAGCAAGACCGAACGATTCGCACAGTGGTTAATGACCCGTGAAGAACGTCGAGCAGAGAAAGAATCCAACCTCGAAAGTCTAATCCGACTTAACGTGCTTGTGTCCTTTCTCACTCTCGGTTTGGTCGGTGGCTTCGAAACTGTTCAAGTTGCTATCTCACTGATCCCTTACTTGGGTTGACATAGCATA